AATAAAATATTTATGGGCAAAAGTCTTTGGTTTGGTAAAGAAAAGCGATGGTACGATAGTGTTAGATGGAGGAAGGTAGCTAAAATACATCTTGATGCCAATCCCTTTTGTGCCCATTGCGAGAAACGGGGAATTATGGACATCCCCGCTACGATAGTCCATCATAATCCACCACATGAAGGCGTATGGGAAAGGTTTTGGGATAGTTCTACGTTTGAAGGTGTCTGCCCATCGTGTCATAGCGGAATATTAAGGGTTGCGGAAAATCATGGATATAGCCAAGCGTGTGATGTCGATGGGTTTCCTATAGATTTCAACCATCCTTTTAACAAAAATAGGGGTAAATAAATTATGAAAGGATCGCGTAAACCAGTAGAGCTAGAAATACTTCAAGGATCGCCCGGAAGGAGGCCAATACCAGATGTCCCAAAGCCACCCATATCGGACGATGACGTAACGCCGCCTACACATTTAGACGTTTACGGACTAGAGGAATGGGAAAGGGTTGTTTACAGTCTGCATAACATGAAAATATTTAGTGGAATTGACCAAAAATCCTTAGCTGCTTATTGTGAATCGTATTCAATTTGGCGTCATGCTAGTGAGGAGTTGCATAAGATAGCGCAAGAACATGGGCAATTAGCAGCACTAGAAGAGACTACTCCTAAAGGGTTTAAGATTCAACATCACTTAATAGGAATAGCCAATGTTGCGAAGCGTGACATGGTAAGTATTGCCACTAATTTAGGAATGACTGCTATTGGAAGAACTAAGTTGGGAGTTAAGCCGGAAAAGGGGAAGGGTAACTTTTATGGCCTCGTAGGAGTAGTTGGTGGCAAAAAATAAAAACCAACCATTTGATCAATTAGTTTTTATTTCAATATTCGATCAAGATAGATTTACCTTAACCACATTACTTGATACTGATATGAAGTTCTCTGATGCATGGTGGGAACTTGATAAACATTGGGTTAATGTATATGGCTATACTCTTCGTGTTCAATTAATATTTGACTTTATAGAGAAACTAATCATTCCTTCAGGCAAAGGGAAAGGAGAACCTATAGTATTACGTCCTTTCCAGAAGTCGTTTATTAAAGATGTATATAATCCGGTTGATGAAAATAGAAGAAGAATAGTATTACGTGCTATTTTATCTCAAGGTCGTAAAGGCGGGAAGACTTTTTTAATAGCATGTTTAGTATTGGTCCATCTAATAGGTCCAGAATCTACTAATAATGGTGAAATATATAGTGCAGCAACAGAGCGCGAACAAGCAGCTATAGTTTATAAATATGTAACACAAATAGTACGTGCTGATTCTGAATTAGAGTCAATGATAGATATAGTACCGTCTACTAAAACAATGGTGTGTTATCAAAATGGTTCTACTTATAAAGCTGTATCTGCTGAAGCTGGTAGTAAATTTGGATACAATCCCACGGTTGTAATATATGATGAATTAGCACAAGCTAAAAATATGGATTTATACACAGCGTTCGATACTGCTATGGGAGCACGCATGGAGGCTGGTGAAGAGACTATATTCTTTGTGATATCTACACAAAGTAAAGATCCTCAACATTTATTATCGCAACTAATAGAAGATGGAATAAAGAAACAAGACCCGACGATAGCTTGTCATTTGTATACCGTTCCTTTGGCTAAAGACAATGAGGTAGATGATGCGCTAATCAATGAATCTAAATGGTACTTGGCTAATCCCGCATTAGGTGATTTTCGTAGCTTGTCTGAAATGAGGGCATTTGCACAAAAAGCAATAAGAATGCCGGTATTTGAGAATGAGTTCAGGAATTATTATCTAAATCAATGCGTTGATGCAAAGGCTCCATTAATACCCCGCGCTGAATGGATAGGTTGCAAGGGTGAAGCTAATATAGAACCGGGGGAAGATATTATATTAGCACTTGACTTATCTGGCAAGACAGACTTAACGGCTATGATTGGTGTATCTACCGGAGAGTTTGATAAGGTTCGTGCATGGTTTTGGAAGCCAAAAGGATCGATAAAAGAGCACGAAAGAAGAGACAGGGTTCCTTATGAATTATGGGAGAAGAAAGGATTTATTAAAACTACTCCCGGAATGTCGATACAGTATTCATATATAGCAACAGAAATAGCAGAAGTAAGTAAGATATATAATATTATAGCTATAGCTTTTGACCGTTATAGGATTGACGATTTACGTAATGCTATGGATGAGATCGGATTACAATCTTATGTTGAGCATAAAGATAAAGATGGTAATCCGGTAATTGAGTCGGGAGCGGGAATTAGAATGGTTCCTTGGGGGCAGGGTTATGCTTCTATGACTGGTGCAGTAGAAGCGTTGGAGAGTGCGGTGCTAAATAGGACGCTAGTGCATGATATGCATCCATGCCTTGTTTGGAACATATCAAATGCTATGGCTATCAGCGATGCAGCGGGGAATAGGAAGTTAGATAAGTCTGCTGTTAGATTCAGAATCGACGGTGCTGTTGCATTGGCTATGGCCGAAGGATTAAAGAGCAGGGACAGGGGAAAATTACAAGAAGTAACCGGCTACGAAAACCTCTCCGTAGAAGAAATTCTAGCAAGGATATCAGTGTAATATATAGTAGCTAACCGCCTATTCATCAAAATCTATTTCTTATTGGTTACGTTTAATATATCAATCCACAATATATCATCTCGATATAGAATTTTTTGAAGTTTGGAAGATTTATATTGACATTATAATATAATGTGGTAAGATGGATGAAAATTGAGAATAGAAAAAGGCTTAGTGGTAGTTATGAATAAAGATTCTATTGGTTTGCGCATGAAATCTAATTACGAAAATCGCTATCGTTTATTTCTTACTCGCCGCACTCCCGTTATTATTCGTTTAGATGGTAGAGCATTCCATACATTAACAAGGGGATTGCAAAAACCGTTTGACTATTATTTTTCTGATACGATGGTTAATACGGCTATATTTTTATGTTCGCAAATTCAAGGAGCCAAGTGTGCCTATGTGCAATCAGATGAGGTTTCTATTCTCGTAACAGACTTTGATACATTAACCACTGATGCATGGTTTGATTACAATATTCAAAAGATGACATCGATATCGGCGGGGTTAGCATCATCATGTTTTACTACTAAATGGTTCGGGTCTAATGGTAGAATTGGTGTTTTTGACAGCCGTGTGTTTAATATTCCTACCGAGGAAGTTTGTAATTATTTTATTTGGAGACAACTCGATTGGGTTCGAAATTCCGTCCAAATGTTAGCACAATCGCAATTTTCACATTCAGAATTACATAAAAAAAATACGCCAATGATGCATGATATGTTGTATGAGAAGGGAATTAATTGGGCTGAATTAGACGAACGATGGAAGAATGGAATGTTCGTATTTAGGGGTGATAGCGGTGGATGGAACTCAGCACCTGCTTCAATTTTCAAGGATTATAGATGTGTTATTGAGCAATATTTAAACAAGAAGGGATGATATGAAATACTACAACATGGATGGCGATGGGTTAGTTATCAAATCATGGTGCAACAATCCAGAACAAGGGGCGATTGATCAGGCTATGAATTTAGCTCGATTGCCGTTTGCGTTTAAGCAGATTTGTCTTATGCCGGACACTCATTCTGGCTACGGAATGCCCATAGGTGGAGTATTGGCTACGGATGGGGTAATTATCCCTTACGCCGTAGGATATGACGTGGGGTGTAGTGTTGGTGCTGTAAAGACATCGCTAACCGATATATCAATCGAGACTATTAAAATTATTCTTGGTAAAATACGAGAAGTAATTCCTGTAGGCTACAAGCATCACGACAAAAGGCAGGATGAAAAATTAAGGCCTCGTCAGTCCGACCTTCCCGATATTGTTAGCAAGGAATACAACAAAGCATTATACCAACTAGGAACTTTAGGGGGCGGGGGCGGAGGGAACCACTTTATCGAAATACAACGCTATGATGACGGATTTATTGGGTTTATGGTCCATTCAGGTAGTCGTAATTTTGGATGGCAGATAGCAGATCATTATAATAAGGTAGCACGGGATGTAAATGCAAGATATTATTCATCTGTGCCCAAGAAATGGGATCTCGCTTTTTTACCACTTGATTCCGATGAGGGGAAAAATTATCTCGATGAAATGAATTACTGTATGGAGTTTGCGACCAGTAACGTGTTGTTAATGCTTGAACGTATTAAGAATGTGTTTTATGATGTCTGCAAGGCTGACTTTAATCCGACAATTTATATCCAGCATAATTTTGCGAGAATGGAACATCACTTTGGCCACAATGTAATGGTTCATAGAAAAGGGGCTACATCTGCCCGTGAAGGCGAGATAGGGTTGATCCCTGGGTCACAGGGGTCGGCATCATATATCGTGCTAGGAAAGGGTAATCCCGAGAGTTTTATGTCATGCAGTCATGGTGCTGGACGTGCAATGAGTAAGACTAAGGCAATTGAAACAATCAACCTTGCCGAAGAACAGAAGAAACTTGATAGTAAAGGAATTATCCACACGGTAAGGAACCAGAAAGATGTATCGGAATCAGAAAGCGCATACAAAAGCATTTTCACGGTTATGGATGAGCAGCGCGATCTTGTTGATATTATAACTAAACTTGAACCGATGGCTGTTGTGAAAGGATAAATTATGAATTGTGACAAATGTGGAAAGAATATGGACAAAGTTAGCGGTGGGTTTCATTCAGGGCTTACGGTTTATGTTGGTATTGGAGAAAGCGAAGATCGAGAACAAAAGGAATATTATCTAAACCAACTAGGTAAATATGCAAATGGAAATAAAACCAGTTACAATTTCTGCTATGAATGTTTAATTGATGCAATGATGGGGAGGAAATAATTATGATGGAAACTGGTCTCGATGGAACGAAATGTAGGATAGATGGTTGTAATAATAAGGTTTGGCCTAATAAGGAAATAGGATTCTGCTCTAATCATTACCAAAAATTAAAACGTGGGACGATAGATATCAACGGAGATGAATTAAAAAGGCATAAATTGTGCGAATATTGTGGAGAAAAATTTGAACTAAAAACAACTGATAATAATGTCCGGTTTTGTGAGGAATGCCGTTCTGCCCAAAGAAAACAGACTTGCGCTGAAAATTATGTTAGTGAATACCGTAGAAATAAAAATCATCACAAAACACCTGTTATTTATAGTACAGAAAGATATATAATTTCTAAAAGAGACACAACTCCAAAATACTCACGTAACACAGATATTATAAATTTTCGTCAATCGGGGATGACGCTTGACAAAATAGGAAAAAAGTTTTCAATTTCCAAAGAAAGGGTTAGGCAAATATTAAATAATTCTTTAAAATAGAATAATTTAATCAAGTAATATTAATAAATTAAGGTTTAAATCCTTACTCTTGAACCAAATAAAATAAAGGAGTAATACAGGAATGCATTTACGCTACAGCTTAATAACCGCAGATTTAGATTGTGGAATTAAACAGCATCCACAATTAACCATGAAAGAATTAGGTATTAC